TATTTGTGTTGAACTTCTTACTGTTATCGTAATAGAGTTCTACGGATCCGTTATCAAAAGCTTTAAAAGTATATTCGCTATGAGTTACGTTTAAACCTACTAATTCATCACTACATAATCGTAATTGACCTGAACCGTTATCATCTATATAAGAATCACTACCGTTATGGTAGATCCGTAAATCTCCTCCACTAGCCGCACCCATCGTTATACGGTTAGTATCCCCATCACTGCTATCACCAAATACAATATTATTATCGTTAGTATCTAAATAACCACTTATTTTTACACCCGTTGAAGTTGTCTCAAACTTAGTAACCCCATTATAATAGAGTGCTACTTTACCATCATCATCACCCCATATCATTTGCTCCGAACCAGCAGCATTTTGAACATTAAAATCGTTTGTTCTAATGATTAAAGCACCGGTACCAGTGTCGTCAATATACGAATGAGATCCATTGTGGTAGATTTGGAGATCATCACTATTACCAAATGTAGCTTTGACACTATCAAAGAAATTTAATCTGTCTTCTGATTCATCCCAATAAATATCTTTATCTGTATTGGTTCCGTTATCAAAACGTACATCACCTACTAATTTACTTTGAGAACCAGTTATAGTTACACCAGTTGATTCAGCGAGAAGTCTAGTAGTACCACCAGTTTGTAACGCTAAATCATTGTTTGTTGCATTTATCCTTGCTGTTCCTGTTCCAGTATTAGTTAGGTTTAACCTTGCACCCATATTGGTACCAACAGCAGTGATTCTTGCTATATCGTCGTAACCACTTTGACCAGTAACTTGTAGCTGATAACCTGTTGAAGGTGCAGCACCTATACCAACATTACCTGTTACTAATACTCCAGTATTTGTTGTTTCAAACTTCTTGGAATCTGCATAATATAAATTAACGCAATTCGTATCATTACCACTAACTGTTGGATTCCATTCTATAAATTTATAACCAGTATTACTTTCTTTAGCTATTTCACCTTTATCTGACCATATTTTTAATCCACTAGAATGTTTATTCCCTATACGACTACCGTTACCACCGTGTTGATAGCCAAGATACAAAGCATTTAGATCTGGATCAGCGGTAGTTTGTACAAAGTTAATATCATTAGAACCAGTTACATTAGTTTCGCAATCTAGATTTAGAACTGAACCTGGAGTATTTACTCTTAGCTTCTTCCCGCTAGTACCGACTACGTTGAGTTGGTTATCAGTATTGTTATAACTAACAGAAAAATCATTATCTGTACCAAAACGGATAGTCTTACTATCTGCTACATCTAAGTTAGTTGCTATCTTAGTACCATCAACTGCAAGGTTCTGTATCTTAGCTGTGCTTACTGTGTTATCACTTGGTGTACCAATTGAAACTGTATCACCTAAGACAACTACAAAGTAATCAGAACCAGTAGGAGGTGCACTAGATAACTTAAGTGTGTTACTACTGATAGCGAATCCTTCACTAGGTGTGCTTGTACCAGCATTAGGTTTCTGTATAACACCATTAATACTTACTATAGTTGACTGAGCATCTACTGCTGCAGTGGACATAGTAAAGTCTGTTCTAGATCCATCAAATGCTTCTGATAACGTTACAATATAAGATGAAGATGAGCTAGCTACATCATCCCATTGAGAAGTAGTGGCATTATAAACTTTCATCTTCTTAGCACTTGTATCAAAATACAAGTCACCATCATCGTTATTAGATGTAGGTGCAGAAGAAGCTACTCTATATCTTTCTTGGAAATCTTGAATATCTCCACTTAACTTATTAGCATCCTCTTCATTAATTAAATACTTATGATAATCATAGGTATGAGCAGTACTAGTTGTTTGTACTTGTAGCCCAACATTAGCTGGGAGTACATAGGGGTCAGCGTTTGTTGCACCACCAACTGTTACTCCACCTCGTAAGGCAGAAGGGAATCCGTTAATAACAACAGCATCAGAACCTCCAGCTCTGGTTGCTAAAGATCCAACACCACTTGAGTTAACTGATATACCAGCTGCATTGCTAATAGAAACTACAGTACCGGCATCTCCGCCTGGATCTGGATGAGAAGTTGGGAAATTATCTTTATCTGCAATTGCAACAAAGCCTCCTAAGGCATTCGTTACAGCTACAATCCTGTCATTTACAGCTTTTGAAGTCGGAATAGCTGTATCACTATTAGTTGTGAGGGTAGTTTCACCGAGTGTCTTGCCATCAAGCTGGTTAAGCTCTGTAAGAGTAGAGGTAAGAGCAGTACCGCCCGCCAAAATAGAAGCAGTACCTGCCTGCATACCAGCAAGCGTTGTGAGTTCAGCATCAGCTATATGATCTGTTGTAATGACATCATCAGCTATTTTTGAAGCTGTTATTGCATTAGATGCGATTATATCTGCTGTGACTGCATCGTCAGCTAGTTCACTAGTACCAACAGCATTAGCAGCTATTTTCCCAGATGTAACAGAATCTGTAGCAAGTTTAACGTTAATTACACTTCCTGAAGATAGGTGAACAGCATCAATACTACCATCAACATACTGGTCACTGTCAACTGAGTTAGCTGACATATGTTCAAGATCTATTGAACCTGCAGCGTAGTGTTCTGAATTGATAGCATTATCTTCTATCTTTGTACCATCTATAATATCAGCTGATAAATGTACTCTATCAATACTTCCATCAACGTATTGAGCACTGTCAACTGAGTTAGCTGACATATGTTCAAGGTCTATTGAACCTGCTGCATAATGTTGTGAGTCAATAGAATCATTAGATATATGTAATGAATCAATAGAACCGTCTACATAGTGATCTGAATCAATGACATTAGTACTAGCAGTAGTGATTACCGTACCTGTTTCATTAGGTAAGGTAATAGTTCTATCTGCTGTAGGGTCAGTAACAGTAAGAGTAGTCTCATAAGCATTATCTGTACCACCTTCAAATACTATATCAACATCCTCACCTAGAGGGAGGTTCGCTGTCATAGTTGTTGTGCCATCAGTGGTCATGGCGTTGTTATCAACTTCTTGTGCTACATATAAGATCTGGTCATAGTTATCGTTTAAGTCTTCAGACTTGATAGCAGAACCAGCATAGAATGTAGCTTTTTTACTATCATTATTAGTATCTCTAAAGATAACTAATTTATCCCCAGAGCTTCCTGCCGACCCCATTGTTAAGGTAGTAGCGTTGGCGAAAGAATATGCAGTTGTCGCTTGAGTCACACCGTTAATTCTTACCTTAACGTCTGACTTATCTAAATATGGAAATGTAAAGGAATAGTTCGTTGCTGAGCCATCCCTTGTGTATGAATTTTGTGTTACAGCCATTTACGCTATGAATAAAGTGATCGGGCGGATCATTTAGGCATCTTTTCTATTTGTTTTATCTCATCTTGTAGCTGTTGCTCTCTACTATAGTCACCTTGTTTACGTAGTTTATTGCCAAGTAGTTTCATATCGTGTAGATAATCAAGGTTACCAGCTTTACTACCTAACTTAGGATCTTGTAGTAACAGTTTCCAAGCATTCTGTTTAGCAGTATGGAAGATCTCACGTATGATAGGACCGTGTAATGTATCTTGTGCATCATACATTCTACCAGCATCACGGTCTTTCTCCATCTTTAAGATAGATCCTTTAATTTGAGGATTACTTAAAACTTTAGCAAGTTGAGCTTCTATATTCTGTTGACCCATAAAGAATTGGAATCTAGACTTAAGATCAGGATGATGTTCCAATGGTTCACCATCTGGTCCTGTGTTAAAAGTTTGCTTAAGTTTTAATCCACTTCTAAATAGCATCTCTCTTGTCTCGTTGGTGCCTACATTAACATTAAATGGTAGTACTCCATTGACTAACCTTGTTACAGGATCCCAATCACGGATTCTCTCACCATTTAATATATCATATTTATAAGGCATTAACGTACCAGGTGTGATAGCATCAGCCCAAAGGTTTCTACTACCAACAGTTTGCCAGAATCCAGTCTCAAGTTCTCTCATACCAGGAGATAATACTTTACCAATTTCATTACGTAGACCACCTAATGGTATCTGGTTATTAATAAAGTTACCAGCTACTCTAGGTGCATCTCTACCTTGGCTAGTAAGAAGATCTTGTAGTTGTAGCAATCCAGCGAGGAATGATTTATTAGTTACGTTAGCACTGAGAAGGTATGCGGCTTTACCGAAGTTATTACCAACCCACTCATCACCCATTACTTTCTGGGCATCAACAGTATCAGCAATAAAGCTGAAGAACATGTTAAATGGTTCCAATGCTTCATAACTTACATAACCATTACCAATCTTAATAGATCTAGGCTGCCATCCATTTTGAATCCAAGTATCTCTTAACTGTCTATCAGGCGGCCCATTACCAGTTATCTGTCCATTTAGAGCCATCCAAGCTGCTGTACCAGTTACACCATAACCTATAGCCATTCTACCACGCATAGTAGCTTGTGCTATTTCAAGGTCATTGGCACTCTTAATACCATACTTAAGCATAGTTGGATCATTCCACTGTTTGGTCATGATATCAACGTGCTCACCTATGAAGTTATTAAGTATAGGTGTATACTTAGATGTCATCTTAAGAGCGTTCACACCTGTTCTAGCGAACAAGAAGAAAGGTCTAAGAAAAGGCATCTTCTCAAAAGCTCTATCTAAATCTTTAGCAAATCCAGTTAATTCTTCAGTAAGTTTAGCTTCGTTAGCTACGAATTTAGCCATCTCATCTTTAATCTCTCCGTCACCAGAGAAGACTTTACTTTCAAAATCAACTTCAGCTGCTTTAACAAGATCTTCTAAATCAGTATCTGATACAAATTCTCCTGTATCTTTCATACGAGAGTAAACATCATCAAAAGCTAGCTGCCTTACTCTTCCTCTTGCTATCATCTGTGAGAAGAAGACGTCCATAGACTTCATTACTCGAGGTCCATAGTTAAGGAAGGGGTTTCTGTTAAGTTCTCTAAGCATGTTAGCGAACTGAGCTTGTGCTCTCTCACCTAATGTACCATATTGATCGAAGTACTGCATCATAGCATTCCACTCTCGATCTTGAGGAGTTTGAGTAAACCCTCTCCAACCTTCTTCATGCATATTATAGGACTGCCAATCTGCTACAGCTTTACGCCAAGCATCATGACGTGCTTCTACCATACCACCAATAGATTGAAAAGCTCCTCTCAGTACTCTATCATCAGCTTGGCCAAGGCTACCTAAAACAGTAGCTACAGGTCTCATAGCTGTTTGTAATCCAGTACCTACTAAAGCTCTTACAGGAGTTTTAGGTCCAGAAAGCATACTATTAACACCCATAGTCATGAGTTCGTTTAGTATGGCATTCCGTTCGTATTGATTACCACCCTTATATCCTTTTAATTTACGTCTAAAGAAAGTTGCTAGATCTTTATTAGTCTGTTTCTTACCATTGCTAGTAGCAGTGAAGTGTAAGAAAGTTTCTAACATATCATCGTCAACATCATTCCTTAGAAGTTGTTTAAATTCTTCAACTTCATTTGCTGCAGCATCAGAAGCTTGACCACGTATACTAGCTTCATCTAGTGTATCTCTAAGCTTACCACCAGAGTTATACTTCCGTAGTTCAAAACTAGATAACATACTAGTTTCTTTACGCATCCTAGCAATAGCTGAGTAGCGTGCTAAGATACCATCTAGAAGCGATCCTTGAGCACCTACATCTATTTCACCAGCTACACTTAAAGAAGCTTTAGCTAAATCTCTAGCTTCGTATAAGAGTTGACCAAGTATAGTATCAGTTGCTACAAGTTGTGATTTGTTTAGAACTCCAATACCTTCAATGACAGTAGGTCGTCCTGCATCTTTAGCTTTAATGTATCTTATTATATCTTTTTCAGATACATCCATCACTCTACTATGACCTGAATCATTTAAAAACCTTATCAGATCAGCAGATGCATCAGTAAGATCAGCTGCAATAGCTGCAGGCATTGCTTCACCATACAGTTTATGGTAAGCAGGATCAGCAACTAACGCTTTAGCTAAGGCATTACGTTCAGCAGTAATAGTACCAGGTGCAGAGTATTCTATACGTCTTATATTAGCCTCCGTCACAGTGCCTCTAGGAGAGCCGTATTTCTGTGTGGGGTCATTACGTATCTGAATCATATCTCTGACCCCTTTGACGGGCTTAGAGGAGCTACTCAGAGCTTGATTGTCTGTAACGTCACCGCCCTTATAATAGGCTGGGTTCTCTCTAGGAGAAGCAGCAGACAAATCATATTCTAATTGTTCTCTTGCTAAATCTTTATTTGCTTGAGCTTGTTTCTTTGCTCTACGTGTTTGATCACGGTACGGACCCCAATCTATATCATTTTTATCTGCATAGATTTGCATTAATTGACCCCGTTGATCGTCAGTGATTGACAGCCAAGGGTCTTCCATTGCTCGCCATTGATCAATGGTAACTTCAGGTTCAATAATACCTTTGTTCTTTAGCTTACGGAAGTAACTTCTCTCGTATGCTTGTTTTGCACCTTTATCAACTTGTATTGTTTTTGCTGTATAATCAGCATCACTACTTGCATCTATAGCTTTTGTTAGTTGATCAGGTTTCTGTCCTTTCGTAGCTTTTTTAGCTGTTTCTTTTGCTTTAATAGAGTAAGACCTAATACCCCATCCACCTGCTTCTACAGCTACATCAAATAATGCACCAATACCTAACCCTTCACCAATGTTATACATTGATTTCATAGCTGGTGACATATCTTCTCTAGTAGCGATAGGGTCTAATACACCTGCCCATTGAGGTTTGATATCAATTAAAGATCTAGCTAGGTTTTGTTCTTGTGATTGGTTACTGATAACATCATAAGTTGCACCTTGTACTGCACCTAATCCTACACGACCTAAACGTGTAGCTTTGGCAGCTGTGGCTAAACCTTTGAGACCTTTGAGGCTCCACATTATTTTACCAGTACCAAGTAATCCACCTATTAGTTCTGTTCCACCACGTACAAAGCTACCCCATTGGGTACGCATTATAGGCTTTCTAGTGATAAGCCAGGGTGCTTCAAATTTATAAGGGTTCTCAGGATCAGTAGGTTGATAGAATCTTTTATCAAATAATTTAGGTAGTGAGCCTACACTATTATAGATATCAATAGCACCACCAACTAACGCACGTCCTAATTCTCCTTCATTAGGATTATCTACTTTAGGTGTGTTAGCTTCTGCTTCTAGAGCTTCTAATTCTTTTTGTTTTTGCTCTCTTTCTTGAATTTCAGCTTGGCGTTCACCTTCCCTTTCATCAAGAACCCTGTTATATATAGCGTTTTGATCCATTAGTAAAGTAACCCCTCTCTAAGTTGAAATACATTAATACCTGCTAGTCCTAAAGCTTCTTTTTTAGCTAAGACTTCAGGCGTATCTTCTTTGGATAGTAAATCAAAATCCCAAGCTTGGCCTAATCCTGGTATAACTTGACCATCATCAGTTTCAAATTGACCTGATTCTCTCCATAATTGTTCTATAGCTAATCGTCTTTGTGTTACTTCATCAAATAAATCTTCACTAGTAATTCTACCAGTTTGTATAGCACGATTGATTTCACTATGATTGAATTGATAAGCACCTACACGAATACCTTCTCTACGTTGTAGCTTAAGAACCTCTCCAACTGTCATTTCAATAACAGGCTTTTTATAAAGCAAGGTACCAGTAGTTATACCTCTACCAGAATTGATTGTATCATGACCTCCGTACTGCGGATCTGCACTAAGTATCTGTTTATCAATAATTAAATCTAAACCAGGTTGTAAGGGATCTGCGTCTGGATTAGCAGCTTCTGTTGTTAAAGTCATTGCTCTCATTGTACGAGACATAGACTGACCTTTCTTGATAAGCCTCTGTACTCTAGGGTGTACATACAGAGCTGCTCTTGAAGCACCTGGCCTTTCTATTTCTTCCCTACCTTCAGCTCTCATGATAGCGTTGATGATATCATACTGGTCTGAGTTAGGTGTGACTTGAGCTATTTGATTAATAAAACCAGGTATTGCCTCACCAGCTCTGACACCTTCAACAGCATCGACATGTTCAGTAGGCATGAAACCAGTCTTATGAATAATTTGAGGATTCTTCAAAACTTCCTCTCTGTATTCAACACCAGCAAGATCGTATGTACGTTGCTTTTCTAATAAAGCAAAGCCACCACCTTTACCGAATACTTCTCTACCATCTTTAGTAATTCTAGCAAAGTCACCTTTACCTTCTTCTATTTCTTTAATGAATTTCTTAGATGTTTCAACATGATTCTGTAAAGGTGAACTATAAATACCAGCTATAGCATTCTCTTTAATAGTTTCATTATATTTTTCTATAGCATAACCAGTCATAGCTCTAGTTTGAGAACTACGTTCATCTGTACTAACTAGGTTACCAATTGCTCCTTGTATAGCAGCTTTGATACTACCTGTAAACTCAGCTCTAGATGTAGCACTGATTGATTCAGGACCATCTATGGTATGCTTCTCATATTCTTTAAGATGAACACTATTATAATTACCGCTATATAACTTGGCCATAGTTAATTGTCCTAGTCTTACTTCTGTATCTAGAGAACGCTTACTATGCTCTTCCATCATCTCTTCATGGTTCTCGTAGTTCGTCAACCAATCAGGAACAGGAATACTGCTTGCTACAAATTGATCTTTGATTTGTTGAACTTCATAATTATTTAAATTCCTACCCATTTCCATGGCAGATGTAGCTAGCTCTATACGCATAGCATTACCGAAGTTCTTTCTATATGTATCAAAGACTTGGTTTTCTCTCTTCTCACGATCTTCAAAGGCTTTATTAACGATACCCATCTCGTGACTATACAGAGTACGTAGACTTTGGATTTTACCTTTACCGCCTAATTGAATACCAAAGTTCTGTATCTTAGCCCACTCACCACGTTTTAATTGACCAGAAGCTGCCATCTTTGCTAGTAAATCAAACCCTTCTCTACGGCTGTCACCGAATTCTTTAGGATCCATACCAGCTTCTTCAGTATACCATCTATGAAAACCAGCACCTGGGTCATTACCAGCTGAACCAAAGACATATGCTTCTAGACTTGTTTTTCTCTTCTCATAATGAGCACTATTAATTGCATTTATATCTCTTACCTCTTGCTCTCCAATCTGCATGTCAGCCCACTTCTGCATATGTGGACGTAAATGTTTGGTAAGGAATGAATCTTTATAACCATTGCCTCTGCCATCACCGAATCCTTTAAATTTAGCAAGGTATTGTGTTTCCCAGTGACGTGTGAGTAATCGATATGTTTTTGAGTTTATACCTTTATCATCTCTCTCAAGATCTGATATAGATTTACCACCTAAATGCTCTACTTTTTGATGCTTGACTTCAGCCCAATATTTCGGAAACCCATATTTACCAGCATTTGTTAGAGCAGCTATTTGAGCACCCTGAGCTTTACGGCCACTGATGTTCATCAAACCATTCAGCATCTCTGGTGAGTAGTTACCTGATGCTTTAATTCGTTTGATAACACGGTTCATTGCCGCGTCAACCCAACCAATCTGACGGTCACCTATTTCAAATGCTTTTACTTCCTCAGGAGAAAGACCAAACCTTGTAGCTATTTCTGTGCCTTCAGCTATCAAACGTTCACCACGCTTCTTATCAATCTCAGCAAGCTGACCAATAGCTGTTACAGAAAGTGATTTAATTTTTTCCCACTTAGCTTTCTCTGCTTTCTCATGCTGTGCCTTAAACTCAAGGCTTTTCTGATTCGTTCTATGATGCTGCTTTTCAGCTTCGAGATAAGCTTCAGCAAAGTCATTCTCTATATCAAACTTTTCTTTAGCTGCTCTCTCTTCCTTCTGATTTTTCTCTTTAAAAGCTGCCAACCAAGCTTCTCTATTACTCAAGTTCGCTGCTTGCACATCCTTCATGCCGCGTACGACACGTTCACTTTCATTTAAGATCTTCTGTGTTTGATCAGGAACTTGTATTGGATTGAATCTCTTTCGTTGGGCGTGCCCACGGAATGTAAGATCTTTCATTATTTTAATTAATTAGTATCTACAAGAACATTGAACCAATTCCAGCTATAGCACCGATAAATGGATTACCAGTTGTCATACCAACCTGCATGCCTGTTGACAAAGCACCTACTGCTGATTGCATAAAGTCTCCACCTGAACTAGCGTTATAAGAAGCACCTTTAATAGGTTCTGGTGGTTTAGTTGGTTCCATGATATCATCATATTTAGTATCAGGGAGAGATAGAGGAGGTGGTATGTCTGGAGCTTTCTCAGGTTCAAGCATTAAATTAGACCAAGCTTGTAAATCAGATTGGACTTTAGCTTGTGCTATATCTTTTGTATTAGCTATTGAAGCTTTGACTGCACTATCTAAAGTACTTTGTAATATTAATTGATTCTGTGCAAATCTATCTGATAAATTATCTAACTCCCAATCTATCTTCTCTACATCAAATCCAGCTTCAGCTTGTGCATGTTGTAAGTTACGGTCAATTTCATCTGTTTTTATTTCAGTGTTCTCAATAGCATGGAACATACCTTGTTGAATTTTATCTAAACCAAGCTCTCCTTTCTCTATATCAACATCTAAACCACGTAAAGCTTCCTCTGTATCACGCTCAACTTTATCAATATTTGCTAATGCCTCAAAATCAATCTTTTGATCTGCCATTGCAGCACGTTGTACAGTGTTCAAAGCTTTTGCTCTATTCTGTTTCATCCGTGCTTGAGCTGAGTTACTCTCATGCATCATATTTTCAACAGTAAAGGATTGAGTTCTACCTAACTGAGCTAATACCATTTGAACTGCTTTACCTTGTGATCTACCAGCTTGAGATAACTGTGCTTGACCTACAGCTTGTAGTGCTTGTACATTTTTCTCTGTAGTATCGAAGGCTGCTTTGGCTCTAGAGTTTTGTACTTCTCTTCTAATTAAATCGTTTTCAAAATCAGCACGTTGTTTAGATTCTCTAACGTCTGCACCACCTGAACCTGTTATTGCTTTTTCATACTGAAGTTCATGGGCTTTTTGTTGACCAGCTGCTTTAATACTAGCTGCTTGGTATGCAGTACCTCCTGCTGAATCTTTCATACTGAGTTGAGTATCAGCTTTATTGAAAGCTGCTTTATCAAACTCTTGTGATAAACCTGTTTGCTCTGTAAGTTTGGCGTATTCTAATTCACCTTCTGTATTCTGCAATCCTAGCATAGTTGAAGCTTTATCATAACCCTTACCGCCAGCTGTTTCATACAAATCCATTATCAAGTTTTGGTTCTCAAAAGCAGATTGAATGAATTGTTCATCTAAAACAGCTGTTTCTCTTTCTAAAGCATTTTCATACTCCGCTTGGTTTAAACCAGTTTGTTGAGTATATTGCTCACCTGATTTTTGATAAGCTTTTAATTGAGATAAATAAGAATAGTCTTGAATAGCTATGCTATGTTCCCAATTTTGCTGTGCTGTAGCTTCTTGATAGGCTTTACCAGCAGCATCATTAGCCTTCTTAGTCTCCAGGGCAGTGGTTGCCATGTTATATTTCTTCCACTGCATCCCGTCTTCATACTCACCTGTTAAGCTATCCCCTGGCTTACCCCAATTATAATCATATAATTTCTTATCATATTTAAATTGGTTCTCTACCCATTCCTCTTGTGCGTCGCTACCACCGCCGCCACCACCTTTACGGCATTCTAAACCCATTAAGCATTTATCTATGCCTGAAATCTTTTTCGCATACATTCCTGGTGGGAGGATAGAGTCAATTTCTCTAGCCTCATGAAACATATCTACATCGGTAAATGAATTACCAAAAAGATATTCCATACTTGTTGTCTCCTAGATGTTTTTTGTGATTACTGAATATTCATGGTCCCACTTAAGTTTCTTTACAAGACCTTTGCGTGCCCAAGCTTCTATGGATGAACATTTAAAATGTTTACCATAGTCTTCTAAGATATATATGAAGTCTTTCCATAAGTCATAGTGATACCCAGGCTTGGTTGAAAAAGTTATTATACGTAAAACTTTCTTTCGTGGGTAAGTTATAATTTCTGTAACTCCTGCACAGAATAATTTCTTCTTATTAATACCTATCCAGAGCGCTTGCCTACCTTCAAAGATAAGCTTTAATATATCAGACGAGAGTAATTCCCCTTCAGAATATTTTAAAGCTTTATCAAGTAAAGGTTTTGCTTCATGCCAAACAAGATTAACATCTTTAGGATTGACTAGTAACAAGTTGGGGGTGGACATTAGGCTCTTCTATAAAATCTGGGTGTGTAGTATCCTTCCCACATCATCGAAGTGAGTGAGACAGGAAAAGGTGAGTCGCTATAGACTCGTAAATCAAAGTTAGTATTCTTTTGATGTATCGGTACAGTCATAACTGATTGCTCAGATAACGGCACTTCGTTAGCTAATCCAAAGTTTGCATCTAATACAGGTTTAACATCTGTGTATTCAGCTGATCCTTTTCTACTTAATTTAAAACCAACAATACCAGATAATCCTGTAGCAAACTTCATTCTAGATACAGTTAGTGTAGCTGTATAATCAGATCTGGTTCCTTGAGGATCTAACTTAAAATAAGTTTTAGGTAGAATTACATCATATGTATACTTATAACCTACAATAACTTTAGACGCAACTGAAGATAAGTCCTTTTGTGTAACTCCAAAATAAGGACCGACATCATCTGAAAGTTGTGTAGGTGTTACAGTGAAACCAGATTCAACAAAGGTAGGATTAGTTAAATCAGAAGCATCACTACCTACAACTAATACAGGTGTTAAGTCTGTATCATCAGTATAAGGTAAGTAACATTTAGATCCATCATAGATGGTAGCTGTTGCTGTAGCTCCACTACCTCCACCTCCTGATATAGCTACTGTAACTCCTTCAGTATACCCACTACCAGCTGCAGTTAAAGTTATACCTGTAACTGCTCCTCCTGATACGGTAGCTGTTGCTGTAGCTCCTGTACCTTCTCCTGTTTGAACAGGACTTATAGTAACTGTAGGTGCTGAGCTATACCCACTACCACCTGCTGTTACAGTAAAATCATCTACACCTCTATATTTAACAGAACTAGCAGCCTTATATAAATCCATACAAGGATTCATCTTCTGACCATCAGCATTAACTAGGATCTGTTCTTCTGGTGTTTGGTTTAAACTAGCACTGAGTAATGAGTACTGTGTTTTCTGTGTGGTTATAGCATATAGAACGTCAGAATCGACAGCAACAAACTGTACTTCA